GATTATGGAATTGACTGGTTTAACACAGGGTGAGATTGAAAGTTTGATGCTCAATTGATTGGAAATAGAGAATGAATGAAACACTACATGATAAAGGCTATAAACGCTTGTTTTCTAACAAGCTTATTTTTCAGCAGTTAATTACCACTTTTGTGACTGAGGATTGGGTCAAAGAGTGTGATTTTGAGCAGTGCCAAAAAATTGATAAATCGTTTATTTCCGAGCATTATAAAGAAACCGAAAGTGATATTATTTATCAAGTTAAATTTAAAAACAACAATGCTTATATTTATTTGTTGTTAGAGTTTCAGTCTTCCGTATCGTGGTATATGGCATTACGAATGCTAAACTATGTCAGCAATTTTTACATGGATTATATTGAAGCACATAAAAGCGCGAGAAAATTACCGCCGTTATTTCCGTTAGTTTTATATAATGGGGATGATAAATGGACAGCAGCAACGGATTTTAGAGATTTATTGGAAAAACCTGATTTATTAAAACACTACGCGCCGCAATTGCATTATTTTAAAATTGCGGAAAATGAATATTCAACTGAAAGTTTACTGGAAATTAGCAATTTAGTTTCAACGTTATTTTTAAGTGAAAGAAGTAATGATATTGCGTTAATTAAATCACAATTACTCGCTTTATTTAAGAGCAAGGAAGATAAGCAAGCCATTTCTATTTTATTAAACTGGTTTGTGCAACTTGCTTTGCGCGGCAAAAAATCACGCAATGATTATCAAGAACTGGAACATATTTATCAATCTGAAGAAGAGGCGAAAACCATGTTAGAAACAACTTTGAATCAGTATGGAAAAACTTTTTTTATTGAAGGAAAAGCAGAAGGAATAGTAGAGGGACAATCAAAAACGTTAATTTTGTTATTGGAGGAGCGTTTTGGGTGTTTATCAGTGAAACAAAAAGAGATGATTTGTCAGTTTAATGAGGCTGATTTTACGCAGGTGTTTAAAAAACTTTTTAGTGTAAAAAGCGTAGATGAAATTCTTAAAGTTGGTAATTAAAAATGTCAGATTATGATGATGGGTTTGAAAAAATTTACCAAACTAAAGAGGAGTTTGAAGCTGCGCTAAACGAAATAGTAGAGCAGTATCATCAAAATCGTATTATGGATGAAAAAGAGAAGAAGCTAAAGCCAGAAATAAAGCAAAGAAAAATTGAAAGCCCACCTTTTTGTTCTGATAATGAGGCGAAAACCATGTTAGAAACAACTTTGAATCAGTATGGAAAAACTTTTTTTATTGAAGGAAAGGAAGAGGGAATACAAAAAGGTATACAAAAAGGCATACAAAAGGGAAAAATTGAAACATTAATTTTGTTATTAGAGGAACGGTTTGGGTGTTTATCGCTTAAACAAAAGGAAATGATTTGCCAGTTTAATGAGGGAGATTTTACGCAGGCGTTTAAGCGGTTGTTTAGTATTGAAAGGTTGGATGATATTTTTACAGTGGATGATTGAATTTGTTGTTTACGCTAGGGAAAACGGACAATGAAAAAATAATCCTGTCCGCATTTTTCCCCCGCCACTGTTTGCACTAACCCTCTAACTATTTTTTAGCTTAACCCTTTTATTGTACAGGGATTTCTTATAGACTGAACTCTGAAGTTATGCGCGAATAATTTTGGAAGCAGCGGCTCTGTCAAGTGACAAAATAGCTTAAAAAATAAGCCCCCTTTTATCAAGTCGTTTTTTGCATCCAAAGATAACAAATTGAAATATAACTAACTTTTGGAGAATAATCATGGCAACTAAAAATAGAAAATTAATTAGTTTTGATTGGGCAATCAAGAAAATTTTGCGCAGTAAAGCTAATTTTGAAGTATTAGAAGGATTTTTAAGCGAATTATTGTTTGAAGATATAAAAATTATCGAAGTTTTAGAATCTGAAAGCAATAAGGAATTTAAAGAGGATAAATTTAATCGGGTGGATATTAAAGTTAAAAACTCTAAAGATGAGATTGTATTAATTGAGATTCAATATGATAGAGAGCTAGATTATCTACAGCGAATGCTTTATGCAGCCTCAAAAATCATTGTTGAACATATTAAAGAAAGTGAAGCGTATTCAAAAATAGTGAAAGTTATTTCGATTAATATTCTCTATTTTAATTTTGGTGAAGGCGATGATTATATTTACAAAGGCACGACTTCATTTATTGGATTACATAATCACAGCAAATTAAAATTAAATCCAAAACAGGTAGAATTGTATAAAACAGACATAGTAGAGGCAATTTATCCTGAGTATTATTTAATCAGAATTAATAATTTCAACGATATTGCTAAAGATACTTTAGATCAGTGGATTTATTTTTTAAAAAATGAAGAAATTAAGGATGATTTTAAAGCGAAAGGATTAAATAAGGCGAAAGAGGTGTTGGATTATTTGAAATGTTCCGAAGAAGAAAAACAAGAATATGAACATTATAAAGAATTATTACATGCTCAAGCGAGTATGTATGAGTCAACTTATGTAGTTGGAAAAATGGAGGGTGAAAAAAAAGGCAAAATAGAGGGCAAAATAGAGGGCAAAATAGAAGGGAAAATGGAGCGGACTTTGGAAATTGCCAGAGCCTTAAAAGCACAAAATATTGCGGTGGCGGTTATTATGGCAACTACGGGTTTAACGCAGGTTGAAATTGAAAGTATGACGCTAAATTGATTGGAAAAACGGACAATGAAAAAAATAATCCTGTCCGCATTTTTACCCCGCCACTGTTTACACTAGCCCTCTAACTATTTTTTAGCTCAACCCTTTTATTATACAGGGATTTCTTATAGACTGAACTCTGAAGTTATGAGCTAGTAATTTTAGGAGCAGCGGCTATGTCAAGTCAAGTCAAGAAACAGCTTAAGGGTAACTTACTGTTTGTCAAGCTGTTTTTTCATCCGAAAGTGGAGAGTGGATAGGTCGTGTTCAGTCACGCAATTTACGCTTTAACACTAAAACAAATTTAATTAATTTTTGGAGATGAAAAATGGCAACACAATTAACTTTAAGAGCAGGTACAAAACCTGTGGAAGGCGGCGCAAACGGTTCATTTGTAATTGATTTGAGCGCAGCGGCAACATCGGATTTAACGGTAAATTTTAATCCCACAGGGACGGCAACACTTGGCACAGATTACAGTTTTAGTTTAACGGTCGGTTCAACCACCACGGCTATTACGGGCAATAGTTTTGTACTGCCAACGGGAACGACAACCGCGACTTTAAATGTGATTGCAAAAGCCGATAGCGTCACAGACCCGAATGAAACCGTTACAGTTAATTTAATGGCAGGAACAGGTTATGACTTAGCAGGTATGAATACGTTGTTTGCGCCTAAAGTTGATTTTACAGTAGGTGTAGGTTCTCGCTCTGTTAGTGTGGGCGATTTCAATCATGATGGAAAACTCGATTTAGCCACAGTTAATTGGTCTAGTGAAACACTTTCAGTTTTGTATCGTAACGATGATAACATTGAAAATAAGTTCCCTAATAATGCTGGATTTGCTAATGAAGTCCATTTCACAACAGGTGCAAAACCTTATTCAGTTAGTGCGGGTGATTTTAACAATGATTCCTGGCTCGATTTAGCTGTCGCCAATAAACATAGTAATTCAATTTCAGTATTTATGGGTAGCAGTAAAGGCTTTTCTACTTCTAGCGAATATGCAACGAACTATTCACCCTATTCGGTTACTTCAGGGGATTTTAATCAAGATGGTTTTCTTGACATGGTTACAACCAATTCAAGCGGTGGAATTTCTGTGTTATTAAATAAAGGAGGCAATGGCTTTACTAAATATGATTATGCTATAACGGGAAGTGTATATCCTTATTCAGTTACTGTGGCTGATCTCAATGATTGCTTTGTAAATAAGTTGACCTTTTTTCGTTAAATCCCATTTTTAACAATTTTCCCATAAGTCTTTGTTTTTATTTATATCTGCCAAAAAAGAAGTTTAATACAGAACTTTTTTAAAAAGTTGACCTAGCTATTTTTAGCGAGCAGTCGAACTTGAAAGAAAGTTGACCTTTGTTGTTTTTATTGCAGTCGAACTTGAAAGAAAGTTGACCTTTGTTGTTTTTATTGCAGTCGAACTTGAAAGAAAGTTGACCTTTGTTTATCCTTCTAAACTCGACAAATACAACTGACTATACTGCTCACTCCCTGTTCCATCCGAACCACTTTCAAATACATGACACGCCGTCACAATAGCCAACGGCTTTGCTCCTTGAATATCAATCAAATCACCGCCAGCGATTCTTAAATCATAGGCAATTTGAGCTTTCTTGCGGTGTACTAAGCACCTCCCCATGTTTTGCAGTTGCTGAAGGTTTTTATGTGGCACAAATTGCATTTTACGGGTTTTGTCTTGATTACCGTAAATCATTTGCCCAGAGTCATCGGTTGAATAGAACGTAGGGATTTCATGACGCTCTAAAAAGCCACTGTTAGTATTGGACATGGCGTTATCAGGCAAGGACATAATAGGCTTTTGTTTAAATAAATCCTGCAAGCGCACAAAAGATAGTTTGCCGTTTTTCCACCGCACCACGCCACCTTGTTCTTGTAAGGCTTGGGCAATAAGCGCGGTTGGGTAGCTGCCAGAGTAACAATAAAACCGATTGATGGCAAAATCAGAATCAATTGTTTTTAAGGTCGCACCCGTGGCTCTATAAATTTCAGACAGCGTGATTTTTTCTTTTACGATAGCTGTTTTTCGTACAAAACCCGCAGTATGCACGTTATCTAAAAACGCCATGATTTCAACAGACTTTTGCTCTTTTGCGCCTTGCGATTGCCGATTGTTAGCTACCTTTGCTTTTACGATGTAAAACTTATCGCCATTTGCAGCAACTATTTTTCCTTCTGTTAATAGTTTTTGAAGCCCATCATCAATGCGAATAATAGCATGAAGTGTAGCAGGAATTGGGGCTAGGTCATTGCGTAACACAGCAAGCTTTATCAAGTCACCGCGTAGATTTTTACCGTCAGATAGGGTGATTATCATTGTATTTTTCCATAAAAAAACCGCTATGACAGCGGCTTTAGTTAGTTTGATTGGTTATTTTAATTAGAAAGCCTTTGTTACTCATTCGCTCCAGTGCCTGTACGTTTTCAAGCCCCCACGCTATTAACATAGAGCCGCACCCTGCCCCGCTTCCACTGGTAACACCCAAGCCATCAACAAATTTAATTCGCTGCTTAACGAAGAGGATAGCATCAGCTTTGGTAACGTAATTATGAAACCAGTTACAATCGGTTCGGGCAAAAACCAAGGCTAAACCATTGCGGTGATGGTGCATTTTTTCAAGCCATTGCTCGGTATGCTTGCCATACGGCGGGTTTAGCCATACCCGACCAAACCATTCTGAAATTAGACCATCTCTAAAAATATCGTAATGCTGCTTTGCAGGAATCCACGCTACACCGCCAGTTGGTGCAGCAGGGTCTAAGTCAAACTCAATCCCTAACTGGTCAAATATCCAGTGCGGCGTGTACCATTCGATAGATTTGTTAACTACACTGTCATGTGTGAATCCGTTAGCCTTCAATCAAACTGTCCTTACTACTTGAAAAAAGGCTTTAACAGGCATTTCTGACTCGTATTGCGTTATATCACTTATCACCTCAGCAGCAGAACGTCCGTAGGGGTCAATGCCCATGCCGCGACTTGCTTCAAGCTGTAACGCATTTTCGCGTTCTATATATAATAAGAATAAGGGGCGGATAATAGTCCATTCTGACCAGCTAATTTCAGTTAGCTCATCAATGGGTGGGTAAGGTATAGGCGGGTCAGGCGCGGGGTCGGGAATCGGAATTGCTAAATGCGCTTCTAAATCCGCATATCCCGCGTAAAAATTAATCGCAGCAAGGCACTGGGCTAAAATTACAGTCCCGTCAAGCAATGTGCCGACTGGACGCTCATTAGCAAAGCGAGCAACTAATTCAGTTATTGCGACCATTTTTAGATGGTAGGTGAGTTGCCTGGGATGGTTTCACCAAAGTAATGGTAAAACATCGTTCCACTAAACGTTAAAACTTGACTGCGGTTTTCCCAGTCTGTATCGGGGGTATCAATTTGAACAAAACAATCTTTGATGCGCTTGCCTTGAATGAACTTGCTGGGTACACCGTGATAGATTTTAGCGTTAAAAAAACCGCCTTTAGCGATTAAATCAACCAATAGCTTATCAGCACTACCCGCCATTGTTTCATAAAATGAAATCGGCGATTGCTGATTAACCTTAACCTGTTGTTGCTCCCATTGCCCACTTCCTAAAGGCATGGGGATTTCTATCTCGCCTTGAGCCGAAAGAACGGGCCACGGACATTGCTTAGTTAGCAAGTGCATACTCTCAAAACCTTCAATTTCAATCGTGTAATCAGAACTGATGGCTTTTCGACCCATATCAGTGATTTTGTCGTAAAAACCTTTTAAATAACTACCATTATTTGTTGCCATTGCTACTTCCTCTAAGTTTAGCTTTTCAAAAGTATATGCTTCTAAACAACGGGTTTTCTTTGTTTTTCCTGCTTAATATTAAATGATTAAAAAAAACATTGACGTGTGACAGTCACAGAGTGTATTCTATATCTACTGTGACAGTCACAGCTATTTTAATACTTTTTAGGAGTAACAATAATGAGTAAAAATAAAAAAGTGAAAAAGGCGATGAAAAAAGCAATGTCTGGGTTATTAGCTGCTTTTCCTGATAAAAACGAGCAGGATTTAGTTGACAATAAGGTTTATGAAAATGAAAAATACAAAGGGTTGGATTTCCCTGTTCTGCACACGGTAGAAGCGGATGTGGCGCAAACCCATTATTTTGCTATCAGAAAAGACCCTGCAAAACCGATTAGTTCCGCTGTGGATTGTTGCTTTATCAATTGTATTCAGTTTTACGATTTAGGCTCACGCAGACTAATGGCGATTAATGGCTGTTTTGGTGAAAGCTATGAAAATTCGGTGGATATTTTTAATAAATTCATTTTGGAAAACCAGTTTACTGAAACGGGCATCGGAATCAAATTAGGTAACTTGAACGGTTTTTTAAATCTACAGTGTTGCATAAAAGAGATAAATAAGCGGTATGCACAACCCGATGGCTTTGCTTTTTTAGAGGATTACGCAAGAGCTGGAACACTCAAAGATAACGCGCATTTAGACAGTTCGCGCCGCGCTTTTTGCATATTTGAGCTTTCGGTTATTGAGTATTATAAAAAGCATAACAAAGTGGTAGGGACATTCAAAAGACGTAGAAGCAACGACTCACTTTTTGCACAATACGAAGTTACTATGATAGATATATCGCTGGAGGAGTTTAAAGAAAGCGGACTTTTAGAAGAATATCAGAGCAAACACAATAATAGCAATCATCGGTTTGCTGAAAACGGGTGGCAAAAAACCTGGATTCCCAATGTTAAGTATGACGCGCACTTGAAACTACATCCTGTTTTTAATTTTACCGAAGAGGATGCGCTTAGAAACAGTGTTCTTGGGTACACAAAACAAAAGGCAGTGGTCAACAAAGAGGGATTAATAACCTTTGAGAAATTGAGGTATTCAGTTCCACAAGATGCTGACTTTAGCCGCACAAACCCAACCCCTGTTTATATATGCAATATAGGGAATGGGTTGTTAGCTGTTTTTTCAGTGGTAAACGAGCAATTTATTTGCTATGCCACTGTATCAAAAGCTGCTACGCTAATGGCTTCAAAATACGAAGCAATCAAAGCCGTAGTAGCAGTAAGTGGCGCGTACAGAGCAATTTGTAAGCAATTTGAGAAAATCGCCTTGCCGATTAATGAAAAAGTGTTAAAAGACTTGGTAGAGCAAGGGCTAACTAATGAGATTGTAGCAACCATTCTTGCAAACAATCCTGATGTAAAAACAGATGGCGGCTCTGATAAGAACGGGCGTAGATGGCTCTATTTTTGCATGAACGCAAAGGATATATTATGGCAACTCCAGCTTGCGAAAGAAAAAAATCCTCCCGTAAACGGCGGTCTCACAACGGGTTGTTTAGAGCTGTAGAAGTTTATGTTCATTCAGACGATATGGAAGAACTGCGTGAATTTGAACGTAAGATGCAGCAAAAGTGGCTAGTGCAGTCGCAACCCAGCAACAGCCTTGACAACAACATTTAACCCCTTAATCACGCCATTGATGCGCTCCACAATGGCGTTTTGGGTTTTTGCCTCATAGTCTTTGTATTGCCGCCAATTATCAAATGCCTTACTTTTAAACACCTTTTGTGCCGTGCTTACTGGCATCGCAAGGGCTTGGTCAAGCGGGGTGTTAAAATACAGGCTTAAATTAACTGCCTCATTTAGCAACGATTCCGATAAAGTCTCGCGCTGTTCTCGATAAGAGCTTTGAAACTGGAAATCGCGCTGGAGGTAAACTGCCATCCATCTCCTTGGGTAACGTGATAATGCCGTTATCATCAAAATCAATACTAAACAAATGCTGTAGCCGTGCTTGATGGATTCTGTATGCGATAAACAAGTTTTCAAAAGCACTTTCAGGGTAAGCAAGAAAGGTTTTTATACGACTTAGCAACCAGTCATCTAGCTCTTCATTTGAATTAAAACTGTTTTCAACATCCCCTTTTATTGCCAATTGCGCTGCCATTGAGCCGATTAACCAGTGATTGCGTCCTGTTAGAACTTGCCCCTCCAATCGCTCAATAGATTCTGCTAAACAGCCCGTTAAATGCCCTAAAACCCATTCATCATCGGCAATTTGACCTAGCTCTATCTGACTAAAAGAGGCGGATAATTCAGCTTCTTTGTTTAAATAATCTAAATAGTTCCCCATACCAAGCGAAAAGTTCGGGTTGTTTTCTTCTAACGTACAGGCAAGGTAATGTGCTACAACAAACAGGCGTTCTTGCACAGTCCAGTCGTGCTGACTGGCAACCCCTTTGTTTGTTTTTATGACAAAGCCTAAGAACTTGGTTGTTGCCGCTTCATACAAATGAACTGGCATGGCGGCTAATTCCAACGATTGCTGAAAAGAAAGCTCTTGCAATTGAAGGGTAAGCCGCTTGGACTGTAAAATCGGAAAATGTCGCATAATTAATTATTAATAATGACTTTAGATGTGGTATTGCCACTTGTTGCGGGGCTTGTTGAATCAGTTGTTGCAGCAGGTTTTGATCCTTTGTAGGCTTGCCAGTCTGCACGGTCTATGGCGGTTAAGGTCGATAGTGACAAAGGGATAGACATTTCAACGTAATTGCCACCACTGTCTATCGGCGAGGTTAATGGGTAGCCAATGGATTCAATAACCAGTGGCGAAAAGGTGCGGTTTTTGTATTTTAGGGCAACCATAACAGGGGATTTTGACGGCAACAACACATCAACTGCATCCTCAATGCCATTGGCACTAATTGCTCTGCCGACCAATGTGCTATTACCGGCTAATTCGACTGGTAATGCCCATGCCATCAATTGATTGATAGGCGTTTCAACTTCTTGGGTCGCATTGCGCCATGCCCGAAACAGCACGGTGATTTGAATTTTAGCACCCGCCGTGCCACTAAAGACCTGCGTTGAATTGAGTTTGGTGATACCAGTGCGTCCTTCAAATTGTTTCAGAAAATCGGTTGATTTTTGTGAGGTTGAATCGCTTATCACGCCCTTGCCATTTAGCGCGTCCACAACCGGCTGTAACGCACCGCTTTGTAACATGGCAAAGAGCATAGGGGCTTTCGATTCCACGCCAGATGACTCAAAAGGGGATTGCCAGTTTAGTGCAATATCAAGGTTTCCTTCGATAACGGGGCATTTAACCGTTACATTTTCATCAACTCTTTCGCCCTTGCTGTTGACTTGATAGATTGAAGCGATTAAGTGCGGCGAAAGACCGTCCCACAGCGAAGATAAGGCAGGTTTTTTGATGGTAATATCTTGCTCTGAGAAGGACATGGCTTACTTGTTTAACCCTGATTTAACACGCATCCGCATTGACTTGGCTCTTTTCATCATTGCTCCTGCGCTATGGCTTTTTTTCTGAGCTTTGCGGATGGCTGCTTTTTGCGCCCCTGATAAGCGTACCGTGCCGCTTATGCGTTTGTTGATTCTGACTTTTTTGCCATTGTGAACTGCGAAACGTTTTTTATAAACAGCATCGAAAATCCCGTTGTCATCCTCAGTTTCAAACCCAAAACTGTCAATATCATCGGCTGCCTCGTCATCACTTGGAAGCGATTCAATCAGCAAATCCCGAATACGATTTGCTGTTTCCTCATCCCATTCGTTAAATAACGATACAGCATCGCTTTCATCTGCACCGTGTCGAACAATATAATCCAAGGCAAAATTTGAAACAATATCAAAAGCATCTGCTTCGTCATCGTCAACCTCACCATTTTTGTTGTCATCAACGATACCGACCAACAAAGCAAATAAACGGTCAGATTGTGTTTCACCCTCGCCTAAGTCGATGTCAGAATCTGCCCATTGCTGCACTGCGGCGGCGGCTTTAATTTTAAGGTCTGTCACACCGTAATTGGCAGCCCCATCAAGAACAGGCTTGCTTTTTTTGTCGGTATCGCAACCATCAAGAATCGGTTGTTTGGCATACCGACTCGGGTCTGTTAATTTATCGTGTATATCCATTGTTAAATCACCAATGTTTGAGTGCAGTAAATTTGCCGTGTTGTTCCAACAAAGCAGGGCCAGTAATCGACAACAATTGCATCAATCAGCGTCCCATGAGGCATAACACGGTATTCAAAAAAATCTTTGCTAAATGAGGTCTCTTTAGGCGGTACAACCCAGTCAGCGGCGCGTAAATCGGCTCGCATTTGATGCAAAAACTCACTCATTTCGGAGACTGCCACATCAATTGGTTTCTGCGCTAAATCTTTACTGCGCCGCGTAATGCGGTCATCAATATCAACTGACATATCAATAACCGCCGTGAGTTTTTTCAAGCTGTTATCGACCAACGCCCCTGTCAACGAATCAAAGAAGACATAACGCTGTCCACCCGTGTAAGTTTCGCTGATAACGGGGTTGATTTTTGCTCGTGCTAAGTCATTTTTATCTTGTCCGGATAACTGGACAACTTGCGTTACAGCGCGGCGGTTTAGTGGAAAATCTTTACCCGCCACTGGATAATTTTTAGGCGCATATCCCCGTGCATTTTTTACCGCATTGCGTGCGCAGGCATAGGCAATATTCAGGGTCGCTGTGCCTAAAAACCCCTTGCCGTTTACGCCTGTGGGGTCTTGTGATTTTAACGGTGTCCAATATGACCATACCAAGTGAGAGCTATTAAAATTGCCACCGATATTAAGCTGCTCATAAAAAGCAATTGCCGCTTCTTTGCTTAACCCACCATACACATCAAACGGCATTGGCTTGTTAGTTTCATACGCCAGTTGAATAAATTGTGCTAATAGGGCTGGGGACTGTGTGCCGCCGGACGAAATGTAACCAAAATTAAACGGCGTAGTTTGTAATGCAGTTCGGGCGGCAATGTAATCGGCTGTCGTATAGCCCGTCCCCCCTTCGTCAAAGCAAACCAGCACCGGTGAACTTGCCCAATTCGGCAAGCCCGTTTCGTTATAACCGTAAGCAGGCGAATTGGCGGCAATTTCGGTAATCGAATCCCATGTATAAACTTCAACGGCATCGGTTTGATTGGCGACTAAATTGGACAAATAGTTGGTTTGCTGGTAATCATCCAAACTGTCAGGGTTTAACGAGCCGGTAAAATCAAACAGCGGTAAATTATCTTTGTCTTTAATGCGTAAATTAATCTTGTCATTCGCAACTGACATACCGCCGACACGTTTTTCTTCAACGTGAATTTCACATTTGATGCCATCGTTAAAGCACTCTAAGTGCTTGATAGCAATTAAAAAAGGCGTTGTCGGTAATGTGTCGGTTACTGACCAAACAATCGGGTCTGAGGTCGTTGTGCCTAGCCGAGCTACCGCATATTTAATCACCGCTGCACTGGTAATTAAGCGTTGCACAATGGCTTCATACGCGCCGTTGTTTAATGCCTCAACGATATGCACCCACGCTTCATTCAGCATAGACACGCGCATCGCTTCGCCCTTGCCAATTTTTGCCTGATAATTGCCCTTATTGACTTTGAAAGGCTTGTCAATGCGTCCGCGTGTTAAGCGGCACATCGTGGCAAATTGCTGGTCGTAATTATCCGCTGTGGGGATTTCAGAGTTATCGCGTAAGGGGTTTAATTGCACCCCCGATTCCGCGTTAAGTTGTCGTGTAAAAGAAGCAGCCATGATTAACCACCTTTGGCTTTTTTGCCAGTTGTTGTCTCATTCGCAACAGGTTCTGTGGGTTCAGTAACAGGTTCTGTGGGTTCAGTAACAGGCGTATCGACTGTCACATTAGGCACACCCGCGTCAATAATTACCAGTTCAGCGTGCTTGTGATTTTCAGCAATGCTTTCTAGGTCAGAAACCATACGGTGCATATCGCTTAAGCTGTTTACCGTTACCGTTGCTGTACAATTTTTTAAATCGTGCAGCGGTTTTAAATGGAATTTATCAGGCAAAACCAAGGAAAACATTGCGCGATTGGTTACAGACACCGACAAAGGAAAGTCATTTTGTTGAAATTCTTTTGTCACTGTGTCGTTGGCATCAATACCCGTTACAGAGGGCGCACCAACACCGAATTTTACGGTTCTAGTCATGATTATTTAAGTCCTGTCAAAGTGATTAAGGCAAAACCTTTGGCACTGGGGGTGTGCGGATTGGGTTTGATAAACGTTTTTTCAAAATAGCCCACGCCCTCATCCAGGTTTAAAGTGCGATTAGTTGGTAGCAGTAATGGACTTACTGCTTGCCCCATAACTACCGCTGAACGCGCCACATCTTGACTTTGCCCCACGCAAAGCAACTCAGCGGTTGTAATGTCGTTTCCATCGGTGGTTTCGTTAATGCTTGGGCTGTAATAGAACTCGTAAATACCGTCCAATGTACCAATACGGTGAATGCCTGGGTAATCACGAATGCCCGATGAAACAAAACGACTACTGTTTTTCAGCAAGTTAAGCCATGACTTAACTTTTTGACCGCAATAGACATGACTTACACCATAGGAATTGGTGTTGACTGCCATTTTTTGCGAAACAGCACCCAAGGGTATTGAGATGTTTTCAATGGATTGCTCTCTGGTTTGTGCGCCAGTTGCTAGCCAAGTGTCGATTGCAAAAGAAGCCTGATTTTCGAGTGCTAACCGCCGCCCATACGTCAACGCTAAATAATGCTTTTCGTTCATTAATTGCCGCTGTAATGCCGCCATAAGTTGCGACATAGGGTCAATACCTGCTTCATTATTGAATTGAGTACGCGCATCCACGCCAACCATTGCGCTGGCTCGCCAGGGACTGGCAAACAGCGAATAAACAGAGGAGTCTAAGCCGATGGAAGGAATGATTGCGGATTGGCGGTTATAATCAATAATGCCTTCTACGATTAATTCACTGCCGTTGGGCAATGCAGGACTAGAAGCAACACTAATTTCACCTGTGTCTGTATTAACCGTGCCACTCAATGAGTAAGTCACATTTGACAAGGTTACTGAGCCACTTAAATTAGACACGGCTGTTTGAGTGGTTACTTCTTTAGCGACTTGATGACCGTTGGCATAAACAACGGACGCGCCTTTGACCAACTTAACTGCGACCACATCCCCCGCAACCGCCGCGCAATTGTCAGAATCTGTTTGCACACTGGTTAATTGCCCTGTTCCCGTGCCACCTGCGCCAATCACAATTTTGTCAAAACGAGAGGAGGTTATGTAGGCTCTGCCTGAATTGATGCCGTCAATGTTTGCACCCGCTTCATATTGTCCAAAATGATTGGTCGCGTTGTGATTGACAATAATCAATTTAGCTTCACCTGAGCCAATGTCAGTGGGTAAAGTTGTTGCCCAAGGAATTGCCGAGGTTAAGGCAGTGGTGATTGAAACAATGGCACGGTTGGCTTGCATTGCGCCGTTTTCGGGCAGCATATTAGACGCATCATCTAAGATAGCTCCAGCGGCTGCATAATTGCGCTTGATGTTGTTGCGTGTTTGCTGATAAGCCGCATTAAGCGTAAATTCAAGTAAATCAGGGGATGGTGCTTGATTATGCTGGGTTTCGTAATCAGCGATGCTGTCCAAAAAAGCCGCAATAACAGGGGCTTTTCCTGCTGTTCCCACCTCGTCTAGTAATTGAGCAAAACCGTCAGGTACACCTAGGCTGTTTTGCCCTGTTATCGCGGTTTCAATCGCATCGCTAGCTGCGCTAACAGAGTCTAAAAAGCTTTCAGAGTCTTGTGTGAACAGGCGCAGGTTATCCGCAAACTTTGCGGCGGCTTTCGCGCTGGTGGAATGGGATGTACGTTTTGTTGCCATGTTTTTACCTATTGCAATAAGTGATTAAACGTTGCTCTTATGAGCAGTAGGCAATAGTGTACGGCGGTAAAAAAGGGCGAAAGGTTGGTTTTTCCTAGTGTGATGGGCATAAAAAAAGGCGGGGTTAGCCGCCTTTTTGAGTTACCTTTTTTAATCAAGAGGGTTTTCTGCGATAAACCTTGTCTGCTTTAAAGCTTAAGGGTTTATTGCAATCTTGCCAGTTGTTTAAATCATTTGCATATCGCCACTGCCAAAGCGTTATCGCCTTTTCCTCCCCATAAAATTCAACATCATGGGCATATAATTCACAGATAGGTTTTAATTCAGTTTCAACAAAATCAACTTCATCATTAAGTTTGTTATCCCATAAAAACACCTCTGCCTCGCAACATTGACTGACTTGATGATAATGATATTCAGCATTTAATAAATTACCTTGAAAGTCTTCTTCCTCCATACGCGGGTGTCTGTATTCGGTGAGTTCACACTCCCCACAGCCATTTTCGCAACACCACACTTGCTGAGGCTCTAAATCAGGTAGTTTGAACCGTTTTTCAATAATAGCCATCAATCACCCCGCCTTAACTTTTTTAAAAATGTCCAGTATATACGTTGAAAACAGGTTTTTACGCCCGCTCTCATACCCCGTTTTTTTAGCTATTTTAGTCTTGTCACTCAGGGTTATAATTGTTTTTGACACTTTAGTAATTTCTAAGGTTCGCCTTTGTGGACCATTGGCGACAAGAACCTTGTCACCGACTTCTACAGTTTGTAAGTCTGGCATTTTATTTCACCCTCACTAAACGCGGCTTATCCGTTTTCACCGCCTGATGTTCAAATCTTTCCGCATGAAGCAAGTCAATTAACCGCCCTAACTGTTCTTGCGCTTCGTTTTGTGCAATCGCTAATTTCCACAATTCAACGATACATTGAACCATAAAAACACGCTGTTCTTGCGTTGCCATCACACACCTACCGTTTCAAATGAATGGTACATTGAAATATCAGCACCAGGATTAGCGGCCTTCTCATCTATGAGTTCTGATAATGATTTGGCTATTTTGACCTGATTGCCGAACATTTTAGGATAAAGTGTTTCGTCCCATCCGGTCAGCGAACAAATAACGTTTCGCTCCCAAGATGACGGTCTCGTAACGCCTTCAGAAAAACGGTCACAAACACTTTCAAGCATCGTTGTCACCAGCGGTTTAAAATCATCGCGTTTTTTGTTGTAACCTTTTTTCATTTCAGGCGTATTACAACCATAATCTTGAACGCACAAAGCATAAGCCAATGCTTCCAAGTATTGAAAGCTTGACTCCGATAAATTTAAGGTAACAGTTACTTTTTTATCACTGATTTGACTCATCATCACACACCTACCTTGTCATTTTTAAAATGCAGTTTCAGGGCTTTGTTGTGATTAACGATGCGATACAGTGACAAAATAGGGATGTCCTGCTTAAATTCATCCTCTAAAATCGAATGCAGCAAGGTCACTTTCCGCTGTGACCAAGGAATAAATGTTTCTTGGTTAGCTGGGTCTGCCGACTGCACGATTAAGGCTTCAAAACGTGCCACAACCGCATCGGATAGCCGAGAATGGCGGCCGCGTGTTTCTTCTTTAAACACCCGTGGCATTTTTCCCGTTTCAATAAATTCCTTGCGGTAGCGGCAGCGTAGAGCTTTGATAGAACCTGCCTGTGAGCCGCTGGTTTTTTTGGCATCTAAAAATCGTGCCAGTGCGACTTCAAAAGCTTGTCGGGACACAATGGCTTCATTAAGATTTTCATCCACACAAGGCAGGTCGGCTTGAGCTTGCGGCGGGGCTTTTATCCCGTCTGCGGTTTCCGCGCTGACGGTGATATTGACGGGGGCTTTTTTTAGAAGTGCCAAGTGGTGCGTTAATAAGTCGCGCCGTTCTGTGTAAGTTTCGTAACTGATAGGGTCGGTGACGGGTTTTAAAAAGTCGGGCAGGTCGGTGGGCGCGGCTTGTGAAGTTATGGGGAAAAGCTTGTTATACATAAAATCAAAGGCATTGATATAAGCTTCCTTTATCTGCATTGCCTTTTGCCCTGTAAAACTCATAACAACCATAACAAAGCCGTTTTTTGTGAGTTCGTAAGCGGGGTCTTTACGGATTCCAAAGCCTACTTTTACATCCACTTCAATGAGCGCAAAATTGCGTTTATTGAAAGAATCAGATACTTGCGTGATTATTTCTTCAATTGAGCGCAAAACATCAGCATGACGTTTGTCGAATGCTTCGGCAATTTTTAGCGAGGTGGTTTTGAGTTCGTGATGGTGAGCAAAGATAAATTGCTCAGGGATTATTGCGGATGTGGTCATTTCTGACTCCTTACGGTTTCTTTTCAAGGAAGCCTCCGAAGAGGCGAGTTAAGAGCTTGAAAACATCCCATAAGTGATGCAACAGATATTCAATATATTCTCTGTCACTCTTAACCCGCGAGAGTAATTATGCCACAAGTGACACAATTATAAAAACGATGGGCAAAAAAATACCGCTTGTCTGTCGGGTGCGGAATCCGCTTATGGTTTGTGAGCTTTTCAAGACTCTGCGTAAAATCTTACACCCGCGACTGGAAACTTGTCAAGCGGTTGTTGACAGTCGAATTTTAAAAATAGTTGACCTGTAAGGCAATAAAAAAGCCCGTAACATCCATTACGGGCTTTTTAGGCTTTATGGATTTTTAGCATCCTTCAAATACTTCTTAAGCACCTTTACCCGCGCGGTGTTGAAATCAATTGCACAGCTTGCGCTTTCATCCATGTTGCTCACGGCATAAATATAATCGCAAGTAGAATCCCTAAATTTTGCCCAGTCGTCTTGTGCTTTTTTTAATGCGTCAACCGCTTCTTTATTGTCACCCAATCCTTTAAGCAACGCATTGAAAGCAGGTTTAATTGGGGCGGCACTTTCTTCAATTAAGCAGCCTCTAACCATTCCCATATTGTCAGCCCCTTCTTCACAATTTTTAGCTGTTGCCGACAAACTCATTGCCAATAACACGGTACACAAAAACAATTTCATTCTTATCTCCATAAAGTTAAAGTTAGGGAGATGATAACCCACCTGTCGCAATATGTGCCAGTTTTCTGTCAGGCAAATCCTGCCCGATTTCTTGCCTGATAATTGGCTGGGGCGCACTGCGTGAGCTACTGGCTAATGGTACGGTAATCGCGGGGGCATCTTGAATAGGCTGTGGTTTTGCAGCAATAAACGACACTGACGGCATGGCGGGGGTAACGTTTTGCGTGGGCAAAACAGGCTTTGCGGTGGCTTGCTCGACTTGTTTAGGGGTGGCTACTGGCTTTGTGGCGGGGTCAGCGTTTTTAGCCAACGGTGGCGGTACGTTTTCAGCCTTGCCATTGCGCACGTTTGCATACGGGTCAACGGCATACATCATTTTCTTGCTGCGTTTTGCTAACCACTCCCCTGCATCGGTGGTATGAACGCCTTTTTTGCTGCTTGATTCAGATATTTGCATCGCCCCTGTTGTAGGGTCTTTAACGACTTGCGTAATGTGGTCTATCCCTTTGTAACGCCCCTCACCGCTTTTTGCGCCACCTTGCGCATAGTCAATGCCGATTAACATTCCCTCTTTCAAGTTTTGCAAATTAACATCTTTGCCGCTTAATTCCTTGCCTGTTAATTTACCCACTTCTTCAATAATACCCGCGCCCCCTGCTTCATTAGCCCCTTTTTCCATTGCATTTAAAGCGGGTTTCATTAGTTTTGGGTCGGTCATTTGTGAGGCAATGCCGCGATTAAGCTCCATAATCCAGCCAGAGCAGTCGATTGAACCGCTGGATGAGTTTTTCGAGCCGTAATTATATTTAACCCCTTTGTTTATCGCTTGCTGTGTTCCTTGTACTAAGTTGTTGTTAATATTGGTCATCAAAGGAGATACTGCTTTTGCTGTATCAACAGGCTGGGCGGGTTTTACGCTGGCACTGGCGGTTTTTGGGGTAGTCGCTGCTACCTCGGCGGTGGCTTGTTTTTGTTTATTTGTACCGCCACTAATATCATTTGCAAATCCTTGACTACCAGCCATTGCGCTACCCATATTGGCATAGGCTTCTGATAAAGAAATATTGCCATTCTTGTATAAACTACCGTTCCCCTTTATCACTCTCCCTGACAAAACACTGCTAACAGGCGCGTTAGGATTAGCTTTTAGTGCTTTTAAAAATTTAGGCCCATCGCCTTCGCCTAAATTGTGCATAGCATAAACATTGGCGGCATCATCAGTACCGCCATATTTACGCCCCTTTTCTAAGTTTTCTTTTGTGAACTCTGCCAGCATATTAGCTTGCACTTGTTTGTCATGGCGATATTTTCTAGGGTCGCTTGTATCTAACCCATATTTTTTACCATATTTTTTAATAGAAGAATCCCAAGTTCCATCTAAAAACTGCCCATAGCCATGTGCGGAACTTAACTTTTTGCCACTTTTCGTAATTGGCATCGCCTCAGAATTAAATCCACTCTCAAAACCTGCTATTTTTGCCAACACAGCAGGGTCAACACCCGCTTTATTTGCCGCATCTGCTATCAATGGTTTTGCTTCCTGCCATCTTGATTGAAACTTTTTATCCCCCCATTTCTTTTTAGCCGTGCTTGATAATGACTCATTTCCAGTCACATAGTTTTTCGCTTTCTCATACCCGCCAGAAACAGCATCCTTTGCTGCCCCTGCCGCATTAACCGTCCCTTCAATGCCATCAGTAACAGCATTGACCGCGCTGTCATGCGCTCCCGTTACTGTATTGACCGTGTTTTCAATGCCATTAGTCGTAGAATTTACCGCGCTTTCGTGAGCATCCTTAACCGCGCCCACCGCATTTGCTACAGGTTCTATGACTTTTTTACTCACAAATTCAACAACCTTGTCCCAAATCTTAGTAATCGAATCAATAAACGAGTCCCATTTTTTGCCAATGGCATCAAAAATAGGTTGAATGCCTTTTAAAGCCCCGTCCCAAATTTCACCTATCCATGTTGTAAACCCCGTCCAGATGTCACTAATTTGCTGAGTAAGCCAATCCCAACTGGCGGTTAAAGCGGGGGCAATGGTTTCATTAAAAAACCTTACCCCAAAATCCCATGTTGCAATCACCGCAGGAATCACATAGTCATTAAAGGCTTTAACTGACCATTGCCATGCCGCCATTAAATTAGGGCCTAAGTTTGCAAAAAACTCCCTGCCTGTTTTTGAAAACACTCCCCATGCAAGTAAACCCGCCGCACCTATCCCTAACGCAATCGGGGAAAAAATCAAACCCAAAAGACCTAATAACCCACCGCCCATAAGCCCCGCTAACAGGCTAAAGAAGCCCCCACCGCCGCCATCACTGTTTTCTTCCCCTGTATTTTCCTCAGTTTTCTTAAGCGACTTAAGAATCTTGCCAAACCAGGCAAAATAAGGCTTGTCTTTTTTATCCTCACCATTGCCGCCGAATAAGAACTGATAACCGCGTGATAACGGCTCGGCAACTTCTTGAAACGCCTTGACAGCAGGGTCAGCCTCTTCTAAACCGCCCGTTCCAAAAGCCAGCACACCTGATATTTTATCGCCCAAGTTATCAATAGCACTGCCCACAAAAGACTTTTCTGCCTCTTTATCATCACTACCACTACTTTCAAATTGTCCTCTGGCGTTGCGTCTTCTGCCCGTAGGTTCGACTGTTTCTTGGGTGTTGCCACCACTGATAAACCGCCCATTCGCATCACGTTGTCGTGTCGGTGGCTCAGATGAATCGGATTCAGCGGCAGGAATAACCGTTGTTTGCCGCTCTACTAACTGCTCTGATAACAAGCTTGCCGTTGAGTCAGCGCGGGTTGATTGTAATTCGGTATGGCTTGCTTGCGGTTCAACTACAGTTTGCAATGCAGGTAATGGCGCGGTATTGCGGCTTGTTTGTTGCGGCTCAACTGTTTGTCTTTGTGAACCGCCTGCATTGTTTGTAATACGGTTGTTTGTTGTACGGGGATGATTTGAAACAGAGGAAATTGAAGGCGGTAATGCGGGTGCAGACGCTAAAGGCAAAGACAATGCCGCGCTGTTTTCCAGTGCGTTAGGAATGGACGGCGCGGCTTGGTTATCCATATTTTGTAAAAGCTGCTTGATTGCTGCGACATCTTTGCGAATAGAGTCTAGTCCTTTGGTTAGTCGCTTAAGCTCAGGAATAGTTTCCCCGACTAAAAAGCCATTTGCATCATGTTTTAATGCCATTTTCTTACCTCTGTAACTCTATAAATGCCCTGATAAATTCAGCCGCAACTTGCGGCACGATGGCATTGCCATAGCCTTTCAACCGCATTACCCGCGCTTCTTGCGTTTCGTTGGGATTTGTCGGTGCGCTACTATCGCTGCTGTACACCATTCCTTTGGGTAGCCCATTAACCAGCGGCTTAATGCTGGGTTCAATTGCCCTGTACTTACCGTCTCGGCAGTATAGCCAGTCTGGGTTATCCCATTCACAGGTACTTGGTCTTTTAAATTGGCGCAGCCACCCTGTGAACTTGAAAGGGCTTGGTCTGAGCGAATTGGTAGATTGTCCATTGCGTTGGGCGTTCCCCAGCCTGTCATTGTTGTTGCAATAACCGATAATTCGATGGATTTTCCAATTTTTATCCTGCGCTGAATACAAGGGTCTGTCCATTTCCCTCTGTCTCTGTTGTCGCTGGATATTGGCGTTGGAAAACCTGTTTTTGGCAACCCAATACAATCTTTGTCTTTGATGGAATGAGTTGACGCTGTGTGCGCCCAATACACAGTACCCAACGGCGTAGTTTTCTGCTTCCATTGCTGCCTGTAAATCATCGAGCCATCCGTGCCTAATCGCTGCTTCAACTTGTTCACCAAAGAGAGTGTCAGGTCGGCACTGCTTAACAAGTTCAAGGAAGTGGGGCAATAAGTGCCTTTCGTCTGCTTTGCCTTGCTGTTTTCCTGCGGTGCTAAAGGGCTGACAAGGCAAGCTGACTGTCCAGACGGGTTTATCATCTTGCCAGTTTGCAAGCCTGAGTGACCTTGACCAACCACCAATACCCGCGAAGAAGTGGTGTTGGGTAAATCCATAAAGGTCGCTTGCTTGTACGTTAATGATTGAGCGTTCATCTACTATTCCATTGGCTATCAGGCCTTGTTTGATTAATTCGCGTAGCCATGCGGCGGCGTTGGGGTCAAATTCGTTGTAATAAGCGGTCATCATCAACTCATAAACGTATCTAATTGCACAAATGACATCGTGACTTCGCTTAATGCCTGTTCACTGCGTGATAAGCTTAAAGACATATTGCCAGTTCGATATTTGCCCACACTTTTATAGCCATTACCCTTGATAACGCCATGAATTACGGTGATTTTAATGGCATATTGCGCGGGTAATCCCACCGTGCCATCAGCACTGGCACAAGCACTACCGTGTTTTTCAAACCACGTTTTAATAAACCCCGCTGAATTGTCTAGGGTGGTTAGGGTTAATTCAATAGGGTCTGCTGAATTGACTAAATCAACATGAGCTGCGCCAATTTGTTTTTTTTCACCGCTAATTGTGATGGGCGAAAAGTCAATGTTATAAGCGAACATATTGAATTTTTCTGATTGGTCGCCGCCCAACTCACTTTCGACTTGCAACATCCACAGGTTTTTGCGACACCATGAGTTACCACGTTGTTTGTTATAAATTTCAAGTGCTGCTTGTGGGCTTATCCCACCCAGCATAGAGGTCGAAGTATTGAAATAAGCCGCGTTGCCACTGCCTCCACCGATACCAAACGCATCCGCGATTTTAAACCCCGCGCCGATGGCATCAATAAAATTACCGTTTTGAATGGAGTCTAGCATTCCACCTGCGGTATCCAGCAAGCCCGTGTATTTATTAACCGCGTTTGTAATGCTTGATGGGATATAACGCTCTGCAATTTGTGCGACATTGCTTACCAGCGGATTATTTAAAACATCCCCCATCGCGTCACCGACCACACTGCCTAACGCATCACCTAACATTCCACCAAACCCCGATGACTTTAGGCTTTTTTGGATATTGTTAAACAAACTCATTTAACATTCCTCTGGGTAAAAAGGTTCAATTTCTGCTTGAGTAAAAACCTGTTGCGTTCCATCATCTAAAGCGCACAAATAACCTTTTTTTACTTTCCTGATAATAATTACTTTTCCACGACTGTGATAAAAACTATTTTTATCACAAACATAAACACGTCTACCGCTGTAATACTCACTTGATGATGTCATTCCTCATCTCCTCCGCCATCGACTGGGGGCTTTACATCCACCATTTTTGCGTACAAAGCCGCCTCCTCCTCTTCAAGCATCATTTGCTTAGATAAAAACATGGTCATTTGTTCTTTATCCCAGCCTAAATCTTTTGCCATTTGCATCGCCTGAATCAGCAACATACCGCCATTCATTGTGTCGGCTTTAATCTTGCTTTGTTCGGCATCAAAGGCAGAAATAGAACTGTAAAAATTGACATTGACTGAACGCTGTTTTTTTGGAAAAACGATTCCGTATTTTAAAAACGTGTGAACATCAATAAGGGATTGATAAAAATCATGTGCCGATTGGCGGATAATGCGTGACTTTTCGGCGACTTGGGCTGAGGTGCGTGAAATACCACCATCGCCAAAAATAGCACTCATTTGGTCGGCAAACCCTAGATTTGATAAATCCGCTCCTAATCCCCCCGCAACTAGCCGTGCGTGTAATAACACGTCTTCAACGTTAATGGTGGCACTACGCGAAGAGCTTAACGGCGTGATGTTGGCAATTTGTTTTTCGCCATTGATGGGAAAAATATGCCGAATCAACCCTAAAATGGGACTGCCGTTAGTCAGCGCGTCATCAACGACTTTCTTGGTTTTTGTCAGCATTTGCACAACAGATTCCAAAGAACGCTTTTGCTGTTCTTTAGTCATGTTTTCCATATTCAACGTCCAGTAAGCCTCATCCAGTGAGTCACGAATGCGCTGCCCTGTAATACCTGATAAAGCTGCTACTAAGTTTTCCCAGTCTTTTTCGACAGGGTACAAAAAAGAGCCACCAACCATACTGGGCATAATGGGCTGTTTTGCTAAGTCGTTTTCGGTGATTGCTATTCGCATCGACTTCTGCACAATAGACGGCTGAGGTGTCCATTGAGTGCGGTGCATTTTAAACCGCCCTAATTGCGTTACATCTAGCCTATCATAGATGTTTCTACCCGAATAAACCTGATAACCCACCGTGCGCCCCGCTTTTTCATACGGTTGCACTAAGGCAGGTAAAAATAATTCGTCAGTGGTTAAGTCAATAATGCCCTGTTTATCGGCTGAAAAAATCCTAACGTAAGAATCCCCTTGTTCTGCCGCTGTATAGCTGCTTGTATAAGCCACTTTATTGAAAAGTTCGGTTAAATCATCCGCTATTTCTTCGGCTATTTTGGCTAATTTTGGGTCTTTTTGCGCGGCGGCTGATTTTTCTAAATAAACCATTTGCCCTGTTTGCGGATCGCCTCCCAATGCAGCGGTACACAACACTTTAAGCCCCGAAGAAATAATGGAAGTCGCCCCCATTGTTTGCCATTTTTCATAAATGATTTCGCGTTGCCGCGCGGCTTTGCCTCCTGTTCCCAGCAATGTAGAAACTGTTGTTGAGCCTAACCCGTATTCATAGCCTAAAGTCGGTGTTATTTGCTCTGCGGGGGCTATATTGGCTTCGCGCCATGTTTTCTGCGAGACTCCGAGTTGTTTGAAAAATGACATAGGTACAGGGCATAAAGTGGGTATATTGCCTTGTATTATCAGGTATTGCGATTAGGTCTTAGGTTGGTTTTTCCCAATAAAAAAGCCCGTTCCTTGCGGTTCGGGCTTTGTGTTTTGTTTACTTTGGACTATAGACTATAGAACAATGACTCTCTTAGGTCTTTTACAGAGCAGTTATAGCCTCGCGCCTGTTCGTCATCAGTAAAGATAAGGTCACGGATTAACTCCCTGTCGAATGTATCACCATCAAAGGGCGCGTTGGGTTTATCAGCTTTGCGTTTATAGATGGCTTTTATCAGTTCTTCTTTGCTTACGGTTCGCATAGGGTACATTCCATTTTCGCCGTAGTAACTGTTAAAGTATTGTAAAAAAACATTAACATCGGTACAGTCAATTACGTTGTTTTCGTTCATTATTCACCACCTGATTTTAATAATTTTCCATAATAAACACTTTTTCCAGTTAAGCTGTCTATTACATTCCATCCTACAGGATTGCGCTCTACAAGCATATCTGCTGCCATTTTTGCTTTTTCTAAATCTTCATATTCCAATGGCATATAAAGAGATGATAATCCGCAATAGGCTCTGTTTTCATAAATCCTGCTGGATTTTATGATGTGGTATCTTGTATTTTTGTTTTCTGCCAACCATTCAAGGCAAAACTGCACGATGTAAGGACATTCAAGCACATTATTTGCCGCTCGATTGGCAATATATTTGCGCAATGTACGCGGTTCTATGTCGAGTAAAACCGCTATTTTATGTTGCGACAAGCCTATTCTTTCAATTAAACCCCGTAAATAAGCGGGGTCAGGGTTGTGATTTTTTGGGTCAAAGTTCATTGTCTCTCCAGTTGCCGATAATTAATTATTTCACAATCCCCAGCTTCTATCATCCTTAGTATTAACTCATGTAAGAATCCATTGCTTGACTGGATTACAACTTTTCCAAAATCGTAATCTGAAAGTTCCTTTTGAGTTTCAACATGAAAACTAAAACCATCACCCCATTTTTCTGCATCATCAATTCCTTTCTGCAAGTAGTTGATTGCACAAGCTTTTTGCGTATTCAAGGTAAGTTCGGCTTCATACTTAATTTCTTCTACAGGTTCGGCTTTAGCTATTGCTAATTTCGGTTTTTCCATTTTTAAAGACAGCTCTTTAATGACTGCTTGTGCAGTAGGGCTATATCCAAAATTTTCTTTAAAATCAGCGTGGATATATTCCTCTTCCCATTCAACAGACATTCTACCAACCACCGAGCTTGTTGAATTTTCAGCCATTTCATAGGCTTCATTTTTGGAAGTTGCGACACAATGGTAAATCCAAGACCGTTTTACATTTAAAAGATAAATGCGGATGCCAAAAGAATACAGGGTTGAATTTCCAATTGCATCGGCGTTTTGGATTTTCTCACTCTCATCTTTCAATCTTTTGCGATAAGAATAAGTCGTATGTTTTGTGTATTTTGCTTCACCAATAATCCAGTCAATAATTTCATAATAACGGTCTTTTGTGACTAATGACTGACTAACAAAGTATCCATCATTAAAACCCTTCATAATCGCGTATTCAACAAACTTTTCTTCCAAAGAAGGATGTTCGTATTTTATCAGCCCTTTCATATCGTCAAAGTTTAACCGCTCCACTAACTTTTTAGACAACAAAGCGTCAGAAACTTTGTGATGTACTTTGTAGCCTTCTTTGCCTCTTAACAGCTCAATCATATCAAGAGCGTGTTGTTGTGGTTTTGTTAATGCCATGATTGCATACCTCTTTTAATTTTGGGTGAGTCACCTATCATCCTGTAGGCTTAAAAAGCGTTCCGTTGAGTTAAATATTAGGACTTAAAGTCCTATATGTCAATATCAAGATACATTTTCCTTATCCCTTGACAATAAAAAAGCCTTGAATCCCTACGGAATCAAGGCTTGCGGCATTTTTTAATATTTTATTTTTCTACCGCAACGACTGCGGATAGCGCATTGGTTTCCAGTCGTCTGGAAAAGCTCAACTAGACTAAATGCAAATTGAACTCATCCGCCGTGAGTTGTGCCTGAATCAAGACCAGCTTGCGGAAGTTTTAGAGGTGAATAGGTCAACGATTGCGAACATTGAAAAACGTAATAAAGTCAAAAAAACTCAAGAGTTGGCTATTAAGTTTTTGCAATATGAGCATAACAATTTAAAATAAAAGGCAATAAATATGTATTACTTATTGATAGCGGTAGGTTTTTTTGTCATTCTGTGGTTAATAACCCTTTTAAAAAGAAAGATAATGTCAAAGCGCAAGCCGCGTTTTTATGACCATCTTGATTAATACAAATGCAAATCATCCCGCCGATTACATAAATACCGTTGCGTGAACGGCGGGATATTTGAAGTGGTTTCAATTCCAATAATTTCATAAGCTAACTTAATCGTATCCCCACCAACTGAATACAGAATCAACAAATACAGGATGTCGTTTTTCTTCACTTCAAAACCGCCATCCTCTGGCAGTAAAATTTCAGGTTCAATCAAAAACGTAAATACATCACTATCACCACTGCTCGCATCTTGCCTGTCAGTCATCAATGACGGCGCAAAATTACCATCGGCTCGCAGCGCGTAAGCATTACCCAGTGGCTCAAAAGTCACATCCTCTTCATCCTCACTGGAAATAACCCCCAAGCCGCCAATTGTAGGCAAACCCATGAGCGTTGAATCGCTGGGGCGGGTGACTACTTTACGAATCATTTGCGCGTTAAACGTATTCGGATGATTTAACACCACGTTACGCGCTAGTTTATTGATTTGAATGGGGACTTGGTGCAGCATGACTTAATTCGCATTGATTTGAGCAATCATTGATGCTTCGATTTCAGGCGGTAATCCTAATTTTTTGATGGCATCAATGGCATTGTTTTTTAAAACTTTCTGCTGAGTTGGATTTCTTGGTGGCTTTTTAGGCTTATTCACTTTTTTAACCGCATCCGCCGCCGCTTTACGTTCTTTAGCCCGTTGCGCCTCAGCTTCCCGTTCAGCAGTTGTTTTGATTTTGTTGGCTTGTTTGCGCTGTTTGACTTGCTGTTCAGCTTCTTCTTGGGTGGCGCGTAAATTAGCCTTAGCACTATTGTTTTTGATAGCCTCTTTAATCGCTCTGGCTAAAAAATTGGTCACGGTCATAGAGGACTCAATTTCTGCCATCGTGCGTAAAATATGCTTACACGCAACCCCCGCTAACCCAGGATTGCGGATTTTAGGATACCCGTACTCATCCCTGCCAAACGGTTTGCCAATATTAAAACCGCCAATGGTCGCAATATAGCGAAACCAAAACCGAAACCGCTTACAGTCGCAATTGAAGCGCAAAGGCTCACGACACAACTTTAACGCGGCTTGTTTAACATCGGTTTCAGCACCCGATGCAGCAAGGGGAAACGTAATAAACTCGACTTGAACGTGATGCCGCTTTACATCCGAATCAGGGCCTGCGTTGGTAATAAATCGCACCACGTTATTATTAAAAGCAACGGGCATTGCCATAAAAATTTCACGGTTAGCGCGTTTTAAGTCGGTTTCCTTACCTGACACTATCATGTCTGCTAAATTAATGACTTGCCGTGCGGTTATACCACCATTAGCTAACAGCTTTTTACGCTCTTTCAGGCGATTAATATTTTCACGAAAGACAACTAAATCTTCGTTGGTAATCGCTCGTTTTTTACCGCCCAAAGTCGTTTCTAAGGCACGATTAGCATCATAGTTACCGTGTATATCATTCGGATTTAAAATGACCGACTGCGGGGATTTTTCAGCGTTTTTGCGTTGGTCAGCATCGGCTTTCTGAATGCGTTTTGCCTCAGCATCCGCACCGCGTAATTTACCTATCCAGTCATTATCTTGCGCCATTAATTAATCAATCCATGTCGGTTGATAGTTATCACGGTATTCAGGATTACTTTCAAAGCCTGTTTTGCGCTTAATCGCGTAAAGTTGGGCGGGGGTTGGCAAGGCGATTCGTTTTTGAGTTAATTCTTGGTCAACACTATCAACACCCGCCGCCGCCATCACTGCTAAAAATTCATGGCGATTACCGTAAACGCGCTCTGAAATCAGCGTAGCATCCCATGCCTCATCAACAGTAATGTCGTAAAAAATAGCAGGTTGCCACGGCTTAACGCGCTCTGAAAACTTGCGAATTTCTTTGTAAAAATCCTTAGCCGCTTGGGTATTGACATCAAGACTCATGGCTAAAGCACAGACAAGGTAATCGGGTAGCCGTGCGGGTCATTGGGGTCGCCGTTTGTACCTTTTCCATCATTGGGTTCGTTGTCTTTTGGTGCAGAAAATAACGGCACTTGTGCTTTTAAATTCAAGCGAATCGCTAAAATAGCGATGTTTTTTGATTCGGAATCAATAGCTTGCGCAGGGGCTTCGGGGGATTCAATTTGTACTGAAAAGTTTAAATCTTGCCCTGCAAATTTATAATTGGCAAAAAACCCTTGGTTGCCGATGGAATCCATAAATAAAATGAATTGCGCGGCTATCGACTTTGCAGTCGGTTCATCAGCTGTAAAAATAGCCACTTGTGCCGCCAAATCCCCCGCAACGGTTCGCAACATGAACGCCCTTTCTTTTGGGTCATTTGGCAACATAACGGTTTGCGGTTCACCTAATTGCCGTGTGTAATCCCTACCCGTAGGCATGAAATCACGTCCAAAAGCGACAATAATCACGGGCAGTTTTGCTGGCATAGTCGCCGCGCCGTCTGTATCGTTGCGTTGCCATGCCGCCAACATTTCTGTCGCTGTATCAATCATTCGACTGGGACACCACACAATAGCTTTACCGACTTCACGCGCCACATAGCTGTGCATTGGTTTGGTGGTTGGTACAAGTTGATTAAAAAACCGAATCATGTACTGCGAAAAGCCCACTTTGACTGGCTCAAACATTACCGCCCCCTTAATTGACTAATCAGCTCGACTGTATCAACAATATCCGCTTTTTCATTGGCGTTTAAATCCTGAAAACGCGGTAAATGCGCGGCATTTTTGAATGCGTCCACATCACGGCTTAATTGACTCGCACGGTCAGTTGATAATAACGCGGGTAAACTAAACGATGTGTCATCTAAAATCGGCTTGCCCGTTGCCAACAGCTCAATCATGGCTTCGTTATCCGCTTGACAGCGATTTAACGCCTCGGTCACTTGGTCAAGCAACGCATCTTTTTGAGCTAATAAAGCTTGCCAAAAGGCTTCGTTTTCACTGTGTGCAGCAACAATAATGTCATCAAATATCACATTAGCAGAGTCAAGTAAGTAGCCACGGTTATTGTTAAAATTAGGCATTAATACATAGTCAAACCCATAAAAATCATAGCCATTGCCTACAGGGTCGATTGCAGAGCTAAAACCACCGATTTTTTGCCCGTACATTAAAGCCGCTTTTTTGCCGCTGTCTGTCTCTAAAAATTCGCTTTGGTGTTCAATATCCCCATTGGAATAAGCTTTTAAAAATGTCGTGATAAGTGCAGGTTCAATCTCTGTGTATTTACCACTTATCACCACACTTTCAGCAGGATTCATACCCGCTAAACGGCGCGGGGCATGACCGTAATAACCGACCATGCCGCGCGTTTTTATTCTTTCTTGCGCAGCCCCGCCATTAATCGCGTCACATAATTTTTTGATGTCAAAATTACGCTCTTGACCAAGATGCTTGCGACCTCGGTCTTTCACGTTGTAACGAATTAATGGCGGTTGCTGTGTCATGATTTTTCCTAAACCAAGGTTTCACTGGTTAGCGTTGCCCGTGTTGCGACATCTGCAAAAACCGAAGCAATCTGATTAACTTGATATTTGACCGCGTAAGGCAAAACCACTTCTTTTGCCGCCACTTTCCCCACAAATTCAGCGCAAAATGCGCCCAATTCGTTAAGGGAATCAGTCGATTGCATAAGC